ATGCTGGAGTTTTTGGAAAAGGAACAGATCGATCAGGGCATCATCGACGGTATCCGGGAATACCGGGAGAAGTATCCGGCGGCGCCGGACATGGCGGGACGGGTGCCGAGGCCCCGGTATCACTACTACGGAAAAGAAGTGTGGGAGGCGGCGGCAGCGGCCCTGCTGTGCGGGGAAAACCTGCTGCTGGCAGGCAGCAAGGCCACCGGCAAGAACGTGCTGGCGGAGAACCTGGCCATGGCCTTCGGCCGTCCGGCCTGGGACGTGTCGTTCCATGTGAACATGGACGCCGCCAGCCTCATCGGCATGGATACCTTTGTGGGCGGGGAGGTTACGTTCCGGCCCGGCCCGGTGTATCTGTGCGCCAAAAACGGCGGGTTCGGCATTCTGGATGAGATCAATATGGCGAAAAACGAGGCCCTGGCCGTGCTGCATGCTACGCTGGACTTTCGCCGGGCCATTGATGTGCCCGGGTATGACCGGGTGGAGGTGGACGAGGCGGCACGGTTTATCGGCACCATGAACTACGGCTATGCCGGGACCCGGGAGCTCAACGAGGCCCTGACCAGCCGGTTCGTGGTGATCCAGATGCCTACCATCGGCCAGGAGGGCCTGGAGCGTCTGCTGGTGGATGAATTCCCCACCCTGGAGAAAAAGTATCGGCAGCAGTTTGCTCAGCTGTTTCTGGACTTGCAGAAAAAGTGCGAGAGCGCGGAGATATCCTCCAAGGCGCTGGACCTGCGGGGCCTGCTGGATGCGCTGCGGCTGATCCGCCGGGGCGTTCGGGCGGGGATGGCCCTGGACATGGGCATTACCAACAAGGCGTTTGACAGCTATGAGCAGGACCTGATCCGGGACGTCATCGCCGGACGAATTCCGGCGAAGCTGGACCGGCCCAGGCTCTTTACGGACTGAGCGTTATGGGCGTGCAGACTTACAGCGCCCAGCAGCGGCGGGCGGTGAATCTGATCTGGGCCGCGGCGGGGGTGTATGGCTTTGAACCGAAATTTCTGGCCATGAAAACCGACGGAACACCGGATTTTTATATGAATTTTGTCATCGGCCTGGTACACAAGTGGTTCGGCGAGGAAATGCCCCGGCGGCTGTTTGACTCGTGGCTGGGGGATGTGCGGCAGGCGGTGATGGACGATCTGGCGTGGCTGGCCCTGGAAAATGCGGCGTATGAAAAGGAGCTGCCCCAGCGGCCCGCACTGGAGGAGCTGCGGCAGGCCCATGCCCGGGAGTTCTTCGCCATGGAATACCAGACCTCCCGGCAGGAGTGGATGGCGCGGAATCAGCTGGTATACTCCATGCAGGCGGCCCGGTGGAAAAGCGTGCTGGGGAAACCCACACGGCTGGTGACGCCCTGGGACAAGGGACTGTACCGGGCGCTGTGCTGCGGGGACGTCAGCCCGGAGCAGCTGGAGCAGGACATTCGGTCGTGCTTCCGGAAGTATCTGGGCTTTGACGGAAGGGTGCGGACTAAGGCGGAGCTGCGGCTGCACTTCGACAACCGGCGGTGGATCGCATTTATGACCAAGGTGGCGCCAACAGAGCTGGTGCGCACCGACGATCTGGCTATCGGCCGGGCGGCCCATGCCGGACAGGCGGGGTTTGTCCGGGCGGCGGACGCGCTGCGGTCCATGCTGCGCTCCAACGAGCGGGCGGAGGCGGACCGGGCGTATATCCAGCGGTGCTTCGGGCGGAGCATGTATTCCCCAAAGCAGCTGAGCGCCATCGAGCAGCAGCGGTGCACCGGGAACCACCTGGGGTGCCGGCTGTGGTTTACCCGGGGGGACCCGGCGGCGGATGTGCCGCCCAGCAGCGACAGCCAGCAGCTGTATGAGCAGGCGGCGGAGCAGTCCCGGCTGAACCGGGCGGCCTACGCCAAGAACAGCGAGCTGTATGAAAGCGCCTTGCTGCGGCTGACGGAGCAGATCCGCAACTGCATGCTGGTGCATCAGCAGCCGGACGCCGTGACGGCCCGGCAGGGATGGCTCAATGGCTCCCGGGTATGGCGGGAGCCGGTGCTGGGGGACGACCGGGTGTTTCTGCGGCAGGACCAGGAACCTCGGCCCGGATTCAGCGTGGATCTGCTGCTGGATGGTTCGGCGTCCCGGCTGCACTGTCAGGAAACCATTGCGGCCCAGGGGTATATCCTGGCAAAGAGCCTGCTGAACTGCGGCATCCCCGTGCGGGTCACCAGCTTTTGCAGTCTGCGGGGCTATACGGTGCTGCGGGTGCTGAAGGAGTACGGCGACAAGCATGGGGAGCGGCGGATATTCGACTATTTCGCGGCGGGCTGGAACCGGGATGGGCTGGCCCTGCGGGGAATGGAGGAGCTGATGCAGTCGGCTCCGGCAGAGAAGCATCTGCTGCTGATCCTGACCGACGCCAACCCCGACGACAGCCACCGGATCCCGCCCAATGGGAAAAATCCCATCAGCCGGGAATATGACGGCAAGGCCGGCGTGGAAGATACCGCTGATGAGGTGCGGGCTCTGCGACGGAAGGGGATACGGGTGGCCGCCATCTTTATGGGAGAGCAGGACAGCGTCCCGGCGGCGGATCAGATCTATGGCAAGGACCTGGCCCGCATCCGGCGGATGGACCAGCTGGCCCAGGCTGCCGGGCGGCTCATTCAGGACCAGATCCGGGAGTTGGCCAACTAAATAAAATTTCTCAAAAATACGCTCTGTTGCTGTGTATACGGCAACAGAGCGTATATCTTTTTGGGAAAGTCCAAGGGTATATAGAACGACAGCAAAGGAGGACGGTCAATGGAACAGAACCTGGAGCCTCAGCGGCCGAGGATCGGCACGGAGGAGGTGCGCCGTGCGGCAGATATCCTGCGCCGCTATCATGCCGGAAAGCGGCAGCTGGAGCAGCGGATCATCGACAACGAGCAATTCTGGAAGCTGCGGCACTGGCAGCAGATGGAAAAGACCGGACAGGGCGGCAATCCCGCAGATCCACAGCCCACCAGCGGGTGGCTGGTGAACTGCATTCTTTCCAAGCACGCGGACGCCATGGACTGCTATCCGGAGCCCACGGTGCTGCCCCGGGAGCCGGGAGACCGGGAGGAGGCCGGAAAGCTGACACGCATTCTGCCGGTGATCCTGAAGAAAAACGGATTCAAGCGGACGTATTCCAGCGCGTGGTGGTACAAGCTGAAATCCGGGTGCGCCGTGTACGGCGTGTTTTGGGATGCCGGAAAGCTCAATGGGCTGGGGGACATCTCCATCCGACGGATGGATCTGCTGAACCTGTTCTGGGAGCCGGGGGTGACGGATATTCAGGATTCGCCCCACTTTTTTTCCACGGAGCTGCAGGACCGGGAGGCGCTGGAGGAGCGGTATCCCCAGGCAAAGGGCAAGGCGGACCGGGGCGGATGGACCCTGAGCCGGTATCTGTATGACGACGCGGTGGATACCTCCGGGAAGGTGCTGGTGGTGGACTGGTACTATCACACCCGGGAGAATGGACGGCGGGTGCTGCAATACTGCAAATTCGTGGGGGATACGGTGCTGTATGCCACGGAAAACGACCCGGATATGCGGGACAGAGGGTGGTACGACCACGGAAGGTATCCCTTTGTGTTTGACGTGCTGTTTCCGGAGGAGGGGACGCCGACGGGGTACGGGTATGTGGACCTGTGCAAGTCGCCCCAGAAGCAGATCGATCTGATGAATCAGGCGATTCTCAAGAATACGCTGGCCTCGGCCACGCCGCGGTTCTTTGTCCGCAGCGACGGGGCGGTGAACGAGAACGAGTATGCTGACTGGACGCGGCCCTTTGTCCACACCAATGGAAATCTGGGCAGCGATTCCATCGCACCCATTCAGACGGCGGGGCTGGACAGCGTGTATGTGGCCATTTTGCAGAGCAAGATCGCGGAGATGAAGGAGACGGCGGGCAACCGGGATGTGGCCAACGGCGGCACCGCTGGCGGCGTTACCGCCGCCACGGCCATCGCGGCTTTGCAGGAGGCCGGAGGAAAGCTGTCCCGGAACATGATTGACGACGGGTATGAGGCGTTCTCCGACGTGGTGACGCTGTGCATCGAGCTGATCCGTCAGTTTTACAGTTTGCCCAGGCAGTTCCGGCTGCTGGGGGTCATGGGACAGGAGGAGTTCGTCAGCTACGACAGCCGGGGGCTTCAGCCCCAGGCGGTGGACGACGGCGTGGTCAGCGGATACCGGGTGCCGGAATTTGACCTGGAGGTGTCGGCCCAGGATGAGAATCCTTACAAGACCATGGAATATAACCAACTGGCCCTGCAGCTGTTCCAGATGGGCTTTTTCCGGGCGGATATGGCGGATCAGGCCCTGCGGTGCCTGGAGCTGATGGACTTTAAGAACAAGGACCGGCTGATGAGCAGCATTCTGCGGGGGCAGACCGCCGATCCGGCGCGGCAGGCCCAGTCCGTCCCCGCAGGGGTGGCGGAGATGCAGAAGCTCAGCGCCATGGACCGTATGCGCCAACAGACCCAGGAGGCGGTGAGACCCCGATGATCTGCGCAGTGTTCGGGGAGAATCGGGTGACCCTGCGGGGGCACGCGAGATATGCGCCCCCAGGAGAGGACATCGTGTGCGCCGCCGCGTCGGCGCTGGTATTTGCCCTGATCGGGGCGCTGGAGGAAAAGGGCCTGCTGCGGGAGCTGGTGGTCAGACCGGGCTTTGTGACGGTGGCGGCGGAGGGAGACTGTCAGGCGGAATGGCAGCTTATCCGATGCGGACTGGGGCAGCTGGCGGGGAAATATCCGGCATGCGTTCGCCTGGAGGCGTGAGCATAGGGGTCGTGGCCTACCACGGAAAGGAGCAGATATGCGGAAATCGGATTGGCTGCAGCTGTTTGCACAGCCGGAGGAACCGGCTCAGGCCGGGGAAAACGCGGGCGATACGGCTCCCGACGCCGGGGAGCGGCAGGAGGACTTTGAGGACCTGATCCGGGGACGGTACAAGGCGGATTTTGACGCCCGGGTACGGAAGATCCTGGACGGGCGGCTGCGGGGCCTGCGGCAGGAGGTGGCCCAGCTGCGGCAATGGGAGCGAGAGCGGGACCTGCGGCATCAGGCGGCCATGGGACGGCTGTCCCGCCAGGAGCCGGAGATCCAGAGGGTGTATCCGGAATTCCGGTGGCAGCGGGAGATGGACGACCCCGGCTTTGCACGGCTCATTGACGCGGGAGTGGAGCCCCGGGAGGCCTATGAGATGGTACACCGCCGGGAGCTGACGGCCAAGGCTATGCATTTTGCCGCCCAGATGGCCGCACGGCAGGCGGCCCGGGTAGTGGCCAGCGGCGGGCAGCGCGTCCGGGAAAATACCGGACGCAGCGCCAGCGTCAGCCGCCCGGACCCGGGGAAGCTCACCAGCCGGGAGCTGGCGGACATCCGCAGGCGAGTCATGGACGGGGAGAGGATCAGCTTTTGAGTCCTTCCAGAAAATGGAAGCATTGGATGAAGAAAGGGGAATGCTTATGATGAACAAACTGTATGACCTGCAGCTGTTTGCAGGCGAGGCCAATACCCAGACCACCGGTCACGGCGGCCTCAGCGCGGAGATGAAAACCTATTATGGCATGGAGCTGCTGGAAAACGCCAAGCCCCAGCTGGTACACAACCAGTTCGCCGCCACCAAGCCTCTGCCTGCCGGCGGCGGCAAAACCGTGGAGTGGCGCAAATTCGGCTCCTTTGACAAGGCACTGACCCCGCTGACCGAGGGCGTGACTCCCGATGGCAGCGGCATCTCCGTCAGCTACATCACCAAGGAGCTGGCCCAGTACGGTGACTACACCACCGTGTCCGATATGCTGGACCTGACCGCCATTGACGATGTGGTGCTGGAGATCACAGACCGCCACGGCAGCAACATGGGCCTGACCCTGGACACCGTGACCCGCAATGAGATCCAGCAGGGCAGCCAGGTGATCTACGCCCCGGTGCAGGGGGAGGGCGGCAGCCAGACCGATGTGCTGCACCGCTATGACCTGACGGACAAGTGCAAGCTCACCAGCGAGCTGGTGGCCAAGGCTGCTACCCAGCTGAAGAAGATGAACGCGCCTACCTTCGAAGGGAAGTATGTGTGTATCATTCATCCCAGTGTGGCCTTTGATCTGCGCCAGGACCCCGCCTGGGTGGCCGCCCATCAGTACGCCGCCGCCACGGAGCTGTTTTCCGGCGAGATCGGTGAGCTCCACGGCGTGCGCTTTGTGGAGACCACGGAGGCCAAGATCTTCCGGGGCCAGGACCTGGCCCGGAACAGCCGCACCCTGACCGTCAACGGTAAGGTGGATAACGCCTCTGCTGTGACCTTCGATGGCGGCACTGTGGCCGCCAATGCCCTGAAGGGCCGCTATGTGCTGCTGGGCGGCAAGCGGTGCAAGGTGCTGAGCAATACCGCCAGCCAGATGACTCTGGACACCGGCGTAACGGCTGCCGATGACACCGTGATCTATCCCGGCGAAGGCGGCAGTCAGGGCTGCGCCGTATACGGCTGTCTGTTCCTGGGCAAGGGTGCATACGGCGTGGTGGACCTCAGCGAGGGCACCGAGGTTATCGTGAAGCCCCGCGGCTCCTCCGGCACCGCTGACCCCCTGGACCAGCGATCCAGCGTGGGCTGGAAGGGCATTCATGCCGCCGCGATCCTGTACGATGAATACATGGTGCGGGTGGAGTGCGGCTCCTCCTATTCCGGCGAGGACAAGGCCAACTGACAGAAATGGGGGGCGGGCCTTTGCCCGCCCCCTGGAGAGGAAAGGAGCGATTCTGTGAAAAAGACCGTTTTGCTGCATCGGGGCAGAAAGAACGAGGAAAACTTCCAGATCGTGTCCGTCAACGGACGCAGCTGGAAAATCATGAAGGGCGTGGAGGTACAGGTGCCCGACTTTGTGGCGGAGGTGCTGGAAAACGCACAGATGATGGCCGACGATGCCCGGCGCTATGTAGACCGCATGGCCAACTGAGAGAGGAGGCACGGTAATGGGGCAGATGACAGCGGGGCAGGTGCTGGCCCAGGTGGATGACCTGCTGCCCAACAGCTATCCGGGAGAGCAGAAGCGACGGTGGCTGCGGCAGGCGGAGGGTTTCGTGCTGGAGGAGGTAGTCCGGGTTCATGAGGGCGGCCAGGGTGCGGTGCTGCCCGGGGAGCTGACAGACGCGGCGGAGCTGCTGGCGCCGGCGCCCTATGACGGGCTGTACCGCCACTATGTGGAGGCCCAGATCCACTATGCCAACGGGGAGCTGGAGCGGTATAACAACGCCATGGCTCTGTGGAACAACGGGCTGATGACCCTGCGGGACTATTGGTGCAGGGAGCATCTGCCCCGGCGGCAGGTCCAGGCCCTGCGCCTGTGCTGAAGGAGGGAGGAGCATGTATTTTCCGCAGCTGAGCACCCCACGGCAGAGCCGGGTGACGGTGAGCCGGTTTCTGGGACTGGACCGACGGCCCCGGGGGCAGGAGGGCAGCTTCCGGGAGATGGAGAATCTGTGCGCCGACGGGTATCCCACCCTGACGGTGCGCCGCCCGCGGGGCGTGGCCGGAAGCGCCGTCAGTCCCGGCGGACTTACCGTCAAGGAGGGCCTTATCTGGGTAGACGGGCATACCCTGTATATAAACGGCAGCGCCGCGGGGCTGGTGCTGTCGGAGGGGAGGAAGCAGCTGATCAGCATGGGCGCATGGCTGCTGATCTGGCCGGATAAGGCATACATCAATACCAAGGACCTGACGGATTTCGGCAGTCTGGAAAATAAGCGTGTCACAGAGGGGGAGGTGTCCTTCGCCCTGTGCCGGCCCGACGGCACGGTATACAGCGGGTATCTGGCGGCGGACGAGGCCCCGGAGGAGCCGGAGGCCGGCAGCCTGTGGCTGGATACCGGCGGCGATGAGACTGCCCTGCGGCAGTACGGCGAGGACGGCTGGACGGCGGTGGACGATGTGTGCGTGCGCATGAATGCGGCGGGCATCGGCATTGGCTTTACCGCCGGAGACGGCGTCGCCGTCAGCGGGTGCCGGGAGACGGCTCTCAACGGCAGCTTTCCGCTGCGGTCTGTGGAGGACGATTATGTGGTGGTGACGGCTCTGCTCCGGAGTCTGTCGTCCCAGTCGGACCCGGTGACGGTGGAACGGTCCGTGCCGGATATGGATTATGTAGTGGAGAGCGGCAACCGGCTGTGGGGGTGCAAATACGGTATCGTAAACGGGCAGGCGGTGAATGCCATCTATGCCAGCAAGCTGGGGGACTTCAAAAACTGGAACTGCTATGCGGGGCTGTCTACCGACAGTTATGCCGCGTCCCGCGGCTCCGACGGGGCCTTCACCGGAGCGGCGGATTATCTGGGGAATCCGTTGTTTTTCAAGGAAAACTGCGTGGAACGGGTGTATCCCAGCGCCAGCGGCGCCCATCAGGTCGTGACGGTGCAGTGCGCCGGGGTGAAGTCCGGCAGCAGCGGCAGCCTGCGGGTGGTGGATGGAAAGCTGTATTACCACAGCCAAGGCGGCGTGTGCGTGTTTGATGGCAGCATGCCGGTGCATGTATCTCAGGCGCTGGGAGAGATGCGGTATCACAACGCCGTGGCGGGGGCTCTGGACGGGTCCTATTATCTCTCAGCTGCCGATGAAAACGGCGCGTGGCACCTGCTGGTGCTGGACACCCGGCAGGGTCTTTGGTATCGGGAGGACGGCGTGGAGGCTGTGGGCTTTGCGCCCTGGGGCGGCGACCTGTACTGCCTGACGGCGGCGGGGCAGCTGCTGGCTATGAAGGGCTCCGGCGAGAATCGGGAGGGGCCGGTGCAGTGGCTGGCGGAAACCGGGGAACTGGGATTGGATGCGCCGGAGAGCCGGTATCTGGTGCGGCTGAGCCTGTGGCTTTTGCCGGAGGCGGACAGCACTGTCCGGGCTTGGGTCAGCTATGACGAAGGCGGCAGCTGGCAGCCTGCCGGAAGTCTCTGCGGCGTGGGGCGGCTGCGGGCGTGCACCATGCATGTGCGGCCCAGGCGGTGCCGTCAGCTGCGGCTGCGGCTTACCGGCCAGGGGGGCTGCCGGATCTACAGCCTGTCGGCGGTGTATGAGAAGGGAAGTGACGGGCCGTGACGCTTTCTATGCCTCCCGCGCCCAACGGCAGTCCCCAGCAGATGGCCGTTGCCCAATATGCGTATCTGTTCCAGATGGCACAGCAGCTGAATCTTGCCCTGGGGCAGCTGGAATCCGGCGGCACCGGGGCGGCGTCCGGCGGCGGAACGTCGACTCATCAGGGGACGGCCCGGAAGGAGGGCACGGGCTATCAGGAGCTGAAATCCCTGATCGTCAAAACTGCCCGGCTGGTGAAGCGGCAGATGGAGCAGCTGTCTGCCCGGCTGGAGGGCGAATATGTGGCGGTGTCGGATTTCGGAACGTATGTGGAGCGGCTGAGCGCCTATCTGGAGGCAAATCCGGAGGCGCTGACCCAGTATTACAGCTTCTGCTCGGATCTGCAGGCCAATACCGACGCCGTCAGCGCCGCCTTTGGACAGTATAAGACGGAGACGGAGGGCTATATCCGCACCGGCATCGTGGGCTATAACGGCTCCATTCCCATTTACGGCGTGGCCGTTGGCCAGGGGCTGACGGTGACGGACGTGGACGGGGAAACGGTGGTGGACCAGAACAACTTCCGGGCCACCTTCACCGCCCAGCGTCTGTCCTTCTGGCAGGATGCCAACGAGGTGGCGTATGTGTCCAACAACCGGCTGTACATCACCAACATCACGGTACTGGAGGGCGTGACCCTGGGCCAGTGGCAGATCACCACCGCCTCGGGACTGGCCTTCCGGTGGATCGGAGGGTAAGATGGCGAGCATTTACGGGCCGGTATCGGCCACCGGGTGGCATCTGCGGCTGGACTATACTGTCAGCCAGGATGCGGCCAATAACCGGTCTGCACTGGCGCTGACGCTGTACATCTACGATGGGACCGGGGAGTCGTACAACCAGGCGGCCAACAGCTGCCGGTATGTTTTGCAGGGGAAAACCGTGTATCAGCCGTATCGGTATGAGAGCAAGGGGTGGTATAAGCTGGGCAGCGGCTCGGTGACAGTGAATCACCGCTCCGACGGCAGCGGCAGCGCGGCCTTGTCCGCAGCGTGGTACAGCGGCTTTACCTCCCAATGGACGCCGGCGTCGCTGTCGGTAGCCCAAACCGTGGCGCTGCCGGTGATCCCGCGGGCATCCAGCCTCCAGGCCGGGGCCATGACCCTGGGGCAGACGGGAAGCATTACCGTGCAGCGGGCGGATGCGGGTTTTACTCACAAGATCAACTATCAGATAGGCAGCGCCCATGGCGCGGTGTGCGGGAAAACCGGGGAGACAAGGGTGACATGGACGCCGCCCCTGTCCTTGGCGGAGGAAATCACCGATGCGGTGGCCGGGGACTGTGTGTTGACGGCCACCACCTATTCCGGCAGCAGCGTGGTGGGGACCAGCTCCTGCCCGATAAAGCTGTATGTGCCGGAAGAGGTGAGGCCCACCGCCAGCCTGGAGGCCCGGGTGGTGAATGACAACACCGTCATTGCCGGGTGGGGTGTGTGCGTCCGGGGATACAGCCGCCTGGCCTATCAGGTGACGGCGGCGGGAGCCCGGGGCAGCAGCATCCGTTCCTGCCGGGTGCAGTTTGCTGGGCAGACAGCAGAGGGCCTTACCGGCCAGACCGGCATGATCCAGCAGGCGGGGACGCTGATCCCGGAGGCACGGGTGACCGACTCCCGGGGACGGTGGGCGACGGCGCAAGGCGGCGCCGTGGAGGTGCTGCCATATGCCAACCCCACGCTGACAGCCAGGCTCTTGGGCCGGTGCGGGGCAGACGGCACCCTGCGGGACGACGGCGACTGCGTGAAGGTGCTGTGTGTCGGCGCATGCTCACCGGTAGGCGGGCACAACACCGTGACGGTGCGATACCGGCTACGGCCGGTAGGCGGCAGCTATAGCGGCTATACCGCTCTGGAAAACGGGCAGGAGCAGATCATTGAGGGTGTATTGAAAACCGCATCCTATGAGCTGGAGCTGTCGGCGGTGGATGCGCTGGGGTCCGTGCGGGCGGTGGAATACGCCATCCCCACGGCGGCGGTGGCGGTACATCTGGCCCAGGGCGGCACGGCCGTGGGCGTGGGCAAGTACGCCGAGCACGACAAGGCCGTTGATATCGCGCCGGACTGGGACGTATGGTTCCGGGGCAAGCGCCTGCTGGATGCCGTGTGGCCGGTAGGCAGCATATATCTGTCCGCATCGGAGATAAGTCCGGAGACGCTGTTCGGCGGCACCTGGGAACAGGTGAAGGACCGGTTTCTGCTGGCGGCGGGGGATACCTATTCCCTGGGCAGTACCGGCGGCCAGGCGGAGCATACGCTGACGGTGCAGGAGCTTCCCAGCCACGGACATGGGTATACCTATACCGGCCAAAGCAGCACCACCGGCACCGGAGCTATCCGGCTGGTGAACCCGGGCGGCACGGTCAATGCCTATACCGGTGAAAAGGACGGCAGGACCGGCGGAGGACAGCCCCACAGCAATATGCCGCCGTATCTGGCCGTGAACATCTGGCGCAGAACGGCGTGAAAAGAAAGGATGAACGATATGGCATCAAGCTATCCAACGATACGGTACGGTTCCTCCGGACAGGAGGTTCGCCGCTTGCAGCAGGCTCTGAATCGGGAGGGCTATTCCCTGGACGTGGACGGCGGATTCGGGAAAAAGACACTGGCAGCCCTGATGGACTATCAGCGTCGGGTGGGCATGACCCCGGACGGCGTGGCGGGCAGCAAGACCTGGGCCAGCCTGGGCGTTCAATCGGCACAGGATCGTCTGGCAGACTTGGAGAAGGGGTATACGCCATCCCGGGAGACCCAGGACGCAAAGCGCAGCTGGGAGGAGCTGGCGGCCAACCGTCCCGAAGATTATACCTCCCCCTATACGGAACGCATGGAGGAACTGCTGCGGCAGATGGAGGGGCGCGGGCCCTTTGCTTATGACCCCAGCCGGGATGACACGTTCCAGCGCTACGCCCGGCTGTACCAGCGTCAGGGACAGACGGCCATGGAGGATGCCCTGGGGCAGGCGGCCGGCCTGACCGGCGGGTATGACTCCACATATGCCCAGCAGGCCGGCCAGCAGGAGTATGGCCGCTATATGCAGGAGCTGGCGGCACTGGTGCCGCAATTGCAGCAGAACGCCTGGGACCGGTACGAGAGTCAGGGACAGGCACTGCTGGACCAGTACAAGCTGCTGCAGGGACAGGACGCATCCGCCTATGACCAGTGGCGGGACCAGGTGGAGGATTGGCAGAACGCCTCCCGCCAGGCCCGGGACCGCTATGAATCCCTGGAAAAGCAGGACTACAGCAACTATCTGGCCTTGATGAAATATTACGCCAGCCGGGCGAAGCAGGAGCAGGACGCCGCTCTGGCGCAGCAGAAGCTGGAGAGCACAGGAAAAGGCGGCGGCAGCTCCCGTTCTTCGGCCAAGAGCGGCGGGAAAAAGACGTCCCTGAGTTCCGCTGCCAGCGAGAGTCTGGAGCGCACCATGAATCGTTATCTGGGGAAGGGGGACACCCGCCAGGTAAAAAAGCTGTTTATGCAGTACCGGAACCGGATGACGCCTCTGCAGCTGCGCCGCTTTGAAAAGCTGTTGGGCCAGAATAACATTCCCATGACGGAATGACGAAAAATGGCGCGTGACCCACTGACGCAGAGGGAAAGAACAGACTTGCAAGTGCTTCAATGCACAGCTCCCTTAGAAATTTTAGTATATTGACTACAAAAATCAGCTCTCTGGTGGAGCTGATTTTTGCATTTTGCTAATTTAACTCTTGCTAAACACATTAGAATGCTGTAAAATGTACAGTATTCTAATGGAAGGAGCGGAGAATATGGGGTGGTTTTTCTCTAATGCGCATATACGGAAGGCGGGGGGCGTCTCGCAGGAGGCGGTGGAGACAGTCATGCGCCGGATGTTGGAGCAGATGGGCTATCAGCGGGCTGCCCAACAGGACGCGGACACCGTGCTGTATGTATTCGAGGGGAAACAATGGTTTTCCATTTGCTCGGAGCTGATGCATTACGGAGGTCAGGAAGATATGCAGCAGACAGCGGCGCATCTGTCCCGGGAATTGGTGAGCGATGCTTTGGCAATCGCGTGCATAGACAGCGACGTTGTATTGCTGAACCTTGTAAATGTCGCAGAAGGGGCGGATGCGTGGGCGGATGCAGGAGACGGCAGCTGCTGGGGTATCCAGCAGCGCGGGATCGTTGGCCCATGGAAGGAAAAGGTGACGGATCTTGACCGGTTTCAGCAGCTTTTGCAGGATAAGGCGTTGTCACCGGAGGAAATCCTGGCCCAGGTGAGCCCACTGCTTGGTCTCGACTCGGAGCAGGGCTTTTTCTGTCCGGATATGGCGGACCGGGAGGCACGGCAGAACCTGCGGACCTGCTATTTCAAAAGGACCGTGGCTGCTGAGGCCGAGGAACTGCCGCGGCTGGAGCTATATCTGCCCAGCTTACAGCCGGTGAAGATGGGGGATCCCAACACGGTATCGGTAGTGAACCGAGGAGGCAGTTCCCAGGGCGTGGCAGTGCTTTTCAGCGGCGCCTGGGTGGAGAAGGATGAGATTACCCTCCGGAATGTGTCGCTGACCTGGAATCTTTCGCCGGAGACAGGAGGGCACGAGACGGTTTCCCTTGCGCTGGAAAAGCGTCCGTGCTCAAACGGAAGCTGGTGCTATTACGCGGAGGTTCCGGACTTTGCTATTCCGGATGGCGTGCCGCAGAATTTGCAGGGTTCCCGGCTTATTCAGAAGAAGGAATTTGAGCGCCACTTTTCGGTGCATTTCACGCCGGAGGGCAACGACCGGAAACGTCTGGGTGTATTTGTCCACATCATCCCGCTGGCAAATCAGATGAAGGGGCAGGCGGTATGGTACGCCTGGCATCTTTGCCAGACGCCCAGAGAGTATCTGGAGGAAAATAACAGGCGGTTTGCCAATACCGGCATGTGGTCCGCCTTCCGGCTGGATTCATCGGATTTTGACCTGGAGGAATCTGAATAGAAAGCACCCCCTGCCGGGCAGCACACTGAGCCGCCCGGCAGGGGGTGTTCTGATTTTGGCGCCTTTTCGCAGGGGATTACTGGTCAAACGAAGGGTTCACGAAATACAGGTTCTTCTGATCCATCTTCTCCTTAGCCAGCCGCAGCCCTTCACCGAAGCGCTGGAAATGCACGATTTCCCGCGCCCGCAGGAACTTGATGACGTCGTTGACGTCCGGGTCGTCGGACAGACGCAGGATGTTGTCATAGGTGACCCGGGCCTTTTGCTCTGCGGCCAGATCCTCCGTCAGATCGGCGATCAGGTCGCCCTTCACAGCCATAGACGCAGCGTTCCACGGGAAACCGGAGGCGGCGGCCGGATAAACACCGGCGGTGTGGTCCACGAAGTACGCCTCGTATCCGGCCTTCTTGATCTCCTCCGGCGTCATGCTCCGGGTCAGCTGATGAACGATGGTGCCAATAATCTCGAGGTGCCCGAGCTCCTCCACGCCGATGTCCGTCAGCAAAGCCTTCAGCTCCGGATATGGCATGGAGTACCGCTGACTCAGATACCGCAGCGATGCACCGAGTTCCCCATCCGGCCCACCTGATGGCAAAAGGATATAATTAAGTGTAGAAGTATATGGCCAGGTGTCGGCTGGCCTTTTCATAGGTGATATGGTCAACGACGGAACGGAGGACCTCATTTTTGGCGCCTTCGTCGGCGGATGTCTCCAGGAAGCGGAGGATGTCCGCCGCTTTTTTTCCATAAGCGGCCTTATCGAAGGATTCCGGGGCCGCAGCAGCTGAAGCGGCCTGTTCTTCTATGCGGCGGATACGCTCCTCCAACCGCGCCTTGTTGTCGCGGTATTCCTCCAGAGTATCTACGCCGGCCTGGTAGGCGTCCTTGCAGCGGGCCAGCCTTCGGCGCTCCTGCTCCAGCAGACGGCCATAGTCTGCGGTACGGGACGGGGCGGACGTCAGGTGGGGGACCATATGGAAGGTCAGCGTACCCACAGAGCGCTGCAGGCCCGCCAGCACGGCGCCGTTGGCCCTCCGCAGGGATAAGGAATGGGACATGTGACACGCGCCCTTGGCGTAGCTGTGGCACTGGAGAAAGGGGCAGGAGGAGCTTCGGCCGGCCATGATCAGCGTGGCTCCGCAGGCGCTGCAGCGCACCAGGCCCCGCATCATCCAGGCGGCGGGAGCCTGACGCTGGTACCTCCCGTAGGCCGCCTTGCGCTGATCCATGCGGCGCTGCACAGCCTCCCACAGGTCCATGGAGACGATCGGCGGGTGCTTGCCGTCCACAACCTCCACGCCGTCCGCTATATGTACGCGGGAATACCGGGTTTTGTGTCCGGGCGTCCAACGGATCTTCCCGATGTATACGGGGTTGCGGAGCATATACTCCACAAATCGGCTGTCCGGCCGGTTGCCGCGCCGCGTAGTGATCCCGGCATCGCCCAGCTGCACGGCGATGTCCCGGAGCCCGGCGCCATCGGCGTAGGAGCGGAACACATCGCACACGATCTCCGCCCGTTCCGGATCCACCGTGAAGGTCTTGTTGGCACTGTCGATGCGGTAGCCGAAGGGCGCTGTGCCCATGGCTTCTCCCCGGAGAAACTTTTCGCTCATGCCGCGCTTGACCTCGGCGGACAGGTTGATAAGGTAATATTCGTCAAACCACTCGATGATGCTTTCGATCAGCGTGCCGAAGGGGCCGTCCACGGCGGGCTCCTTGACGGAGATCACGGAAATGCCCTGTTTGCGCAGCAGACCCTTGTACAGCACGCTCTCCTCCCGATTGCGGGCAAAGCGGCTGAACATCAGCACCAGGATCGCGTCGAAGGGCCTTTCTTTCTCCTTGGCCAGGGCGATCATGCGGTTGAAGGCCGGGCGCTTCCGGGCGGTGGCGGCGGAAATGCCGTCATCCTGGAACACATATTCCTCCGGCAGCAGGTATCCATTCTTCCTGGCATACTCCCGGATGAGCCGGACCTGGCTGTCCGGGGAGTACTCCTCCTGGTCGTCGGTGGATACCCGGATATAGGCGGCGGCAATTTTCAGATCACTGGTGGGCATGGCGTTTCTCCTTTCACTGTGTCCGAATCGGGTATGGGTGTGGCTAACAGTAACACAAAAACAGCGATCATGCAGTCGAAAAGGCGGCGACACCTTGAATCCAGGTGAGTCCCGGTGCGCGGAAAATGCTGCCCCCGTGTATGCAGCGGAACGCTGCGAACGAGATAGGACATCCCACCCGGCGCATAAGCTGGATGGGAGGTGTATCTCATGGCAGGAGAGACGCGGCAGCCGCTGACGTGTGTATTTTACCTGATCGACCGGGAGACCGGCGAGACCAAGCGGATCGACAAGGTTCCTCCGGAGGCTCTGGAGAAGATGAGCAAGCGCCTGAGCGAGAATATGAGCGCTTACTACACCCGGCATATGGACGAGTACGTCCGTCTGGAGGTGTAACCTGAGATGAACAGAAGAAGCCGCCCGAAGGCGGCAGGGGACGATGCCGATGTGCTTTGGCGGGTCTGGCCGCAGCTGGATTCGCGGACGCGGCAGCTGCTGGAGGACAAATATGTCCTGAACATGAGCGATGCGGAGATTGCCTCTGCCTTGGGCGTCAAGCCCAGCAGTGTGCGGATGCTGCTGACAAGGGCCAGGAGCAAGGCGCGTAAGGCGATAGAGAAGAAAATGTGAACAAAACTAAGCCTCATATATAAGACAGGTAAGCTGTTATACCCGTCTTATATATGAGGCATTTTTGTGGTAAGAGGGACTCCGTTTTTGGCGGTCAGCCCCGTCATGCGGCTGAAGCTGTCGTAGGTGTAGTTGGCGGAGATGGCACCCTCCGTCGCCTTGGTCAGCCGGTTGTCCTTGTCATAGGCATAGGTGCTGCTTGCTGTCCGGACGTGACCGTCAGCCGTGGTAAAGAGTCAGAAGGTAGGAAGAAAGATTCCGGACAACATCCTGGGCGTTTCACGCTGTTCTGCAGAAATACATTTCAATGCGGTATTTTACTTGTCTTGTTGATGTTAATACCCGGTGTATATTTTTCGTCGCCCCGATATGCAAATTGCGGGTCTGTATCATCGGCTAATCTGATAATGTACAGAGACCGTATACCCACATTATCTGCATCTGCGGTATCCAGCAGCATATATTCCATGGCAAAGCGGTACTTATCCTGGGTCGTTTCAACATCGTAAGTCGCATACAGGCATTTCCAATAACGTCCCGTACCATCTTCGTTCATCCCACCTATAGATCCAAGGCTGCCCCAGTCATTATATGAAAGCATATCACCTCGGAAGTAGTCAAACAATGCGGTGATAGTTTCTTCTATATTTTGCGATTCCTTCAGTGATTTTTCAGAAAAGAATGCTTTCAGAGCGACACGGTCTTGATTTTGAATGGCTCCTATTAGAGCTTCAAAACGCTCATTTGCAGTCTCTCTCTCATTTTTTTTAGAAAAATTAGTTGATTGTCTTGAAAAATGCTTGATTTACGGGCATATTCGCAGGTTTGCAGATTGATTTTACTACTCATTTACTACTTTTAACGAATTGAGCCTTGATATGCAAAAGCACCTGCGAAGCTGCCGGATAAACCACTACACCACCTTACGCGGCACGTCGAAAAGAAAAAATAAAATAAGCACCACCTATAAGGCGGCGTTTCTCACTCCCACACAGGAGAACAGGAACGCTGCTTTTTTTATGCCCTCATGTTACGCAGTAAGGGCAAATAAAGCCTTGATTTATGCGGCTCTTAGAGCGCGGAAATGAGAAAGGCAAGGGTTGATACCTTTTCCCTCAAAACCGCGTTTCTACTGCGTAACAAATCCAACCAAAGGAGTGATGAAGCTATGGCAGTTTTCCGCGTGGAAAAGAACAAAGGTTATACGGTTATGAGCAACCACCATTTACGCAACAAGGAACTTTCCCTAAAGGCAAAGGGCTTGTTGTCGCAAATGCTCTCACTTCCCGAAGATTGGGACTACACCCTTGCAGGGCTGTCCCTTATCAACCGGGAAAGTATCGACGCTATCCGCACCGCTGTATGGGAGCTTGAAAAAGCCGGATATATCACAAGGCGGCAGGGACGCGACGAGAAAGGCAAAATGACCGCTATTGAGTACACCATTTACGAACAGCCACAGCCCCCGGCATTGGATTGTCCGGTATTGGAAAATCCAACAGCGGATAAGCCGATATTGGAAAATCCGACACCGGATAACCCGACGTCGGAAAATCCAACGCAATTAAATAAAGAGATACAAAAAACTAACTTACCAAAAAAAGAAAAATTAAATACAGATATATCAAGTACCCATTCCATTCCTTTCCATTCCCTAAATCCCTCTCCCTTAGAGGACGCGGCACAGCTGCCGGAACGGAAGCGAAAGGAAGCGACAGACGCATACAGCGTGTATGAGGAAATCATCAAGGACAATATCGAGTACGACTATCTGATACAGGACAGATACCTTGACCGGGACAGGATAGAGGAAATCCTTGCCCTTATTCTTGAAACCGTCTGCACCAAACGAAGAACAATCCGTATCGCCGGGGACGACCACCCGGCAGAGCTTGTAAAAGCAAAATTTATGAAACTGAACAGCGAACATATCCGCTTTGTACTGGACTGTATGCAGGAAAACACCACCAAAATCCGCAACATCAAGCAGTACATGAAAGCTGCCCTTTTCAATGCTCCGTCTACGATTGGCAGCTATTACACGTCCCTTGTATCTCACGATATGTACGGCGGGCGCACTATCCAGTCGGCAAGAAGCAAGGGCATACCCGATTACACCTGCAACGAGGGCGAAAGCCTGTAAACCAACCCAAAGGAGGATTTTATGATGACACAGAAAACAGGAGCTTTGATTTTTGATGAAACCGCTGACCGCTACGACATTCGCTTTGACGTAAACGACTATTACGGGGGATTGCATTGCGGCGACTGCATGGAGGTCTTTGTGCGGGGCAAATGGAAGCCGACCCGTATGGAGTACGGGGACAACTGGTATCTTGTGGGTATTCGGGCGGCAGACCTTTCCGGGCTGCGGGTACGGATTTAACAGGGCGGCGTGAAAGCGGATGCTCTTTTTTCATGCCCGTCCCGTTTCCCGGCGGCGGGCATACCACCATAGAACACGAAAGGAGGACACCCATTGCAGGAGGAAACCAACGAAAAGACCATAGCCCTTTACATCAAGACCGGAAAGCTGACCGCGCAGCAGCTCCAAAAGGCTATGAAAGCCCTGCTTGCACAGATGAAAAAGCAGCATGACAAACAGAAAATCCCGCATGGCAAGCAGACCCTAAAGCAGCTTATGAAGCAGAACGCGGGCGTTTCCAACATTGAAATCACAAAGGACAATATCAAAGCCTTTGAGAGTACGGCGAAAAAATACGGGATTGACTTTGCCTTAAAGAAAGACAGCACCGAAACCCCGCCCCGCTATCTTGTGTTTTTTAAGGGACGGGACGCGGACGCACTGACCGCAGCTTTCAAGGAGTTTTCCGCAAAGAAGCTGACGCAGGAACAAAAGCCCTCTATCCGCAAGCTGATTGTTTCCCTCAAAGAAAAGGCGGCGGCTCTGAACGCACAGAGGGAAAAAGTGAAGAAAAAGGACAGGGAGGTATCGCTATGAAGCCGGAACTTAAAAAGCTGCTTATCCTAAATGCCCCCTATCTGCTCTTTGTCTATCTCTTTGACAAAATCGGACAGGCGGTGCGGCTCTCTCCGGGGGCTGACCTGTCCGGCAAGGTGCTTTCCCTTGCAGACGGCTTTTCCGCTGCCTTTGCAAACCCGCTTCCGAGCCTTGCACCTATGGATTTGCTTATCGGTATTGTAGGGGCTGTCCTTATCCGGCTGATTGTCTATGTAAAAGGCAAGAATGCGAAGAAATACCGGAAAGGTATCGAATACGGCTCTGCCCGTTGGGGCAACGCCGAAGATATAAAGCCCTACACCGACCCGGTATTTCAAAATAACGTGCTGCTCACACAGACGGAACGGCTTACCATGAACAGCCGCCCAAAGCAGCCAAAGTATGCAAGGAATAAAAATATCCTTGTTATCGGGGGAAGCGGCAGCGGCAAGACGAGATTTTTCGTAAAGCCCAACCTTATGCAAATGCACTCAAGCTACGTTGTAACCGACCCGAAAGGAACGGTTTTAGTCGAGTGCGGGAAGCTCTTACAGCGGGGCGGGTATCGGATAAAGGTGCTGAACACGATAAACTTCAAAAAAAGCATGAAATACAATCCCTTTGCCTATCTCCGCAGCGAAAAAGACATTTTGAAACTGGTAAATACTTTGATTGCCAACACCAAAGGGGACGGGGAAAAAGCAGGGGAAGATTTTTGGATAAAATCGGAACGGCTCTTTTACTGCGCCCTTATCGGCTACATTTGGTACGAAGCCCCGGAGGAAGAAAAGAATTTTACGACGCTGCTTGAAATGATAAATGCCAGTGAAGCCCGCGAGGACGACCCGGAATTTCAGTCCCCCGTTGACCTTATGTTTGAACGGTTGGAGGAAAAAGACCCGGAACACTTTGCTGTCCGGCAGTATAAGAAATTCCTGTTATCTGCGGGAAAGACAAGAAGCTCTATCCTCATTTCCTGCGGGGCGCGGCTTGCCCCTTTTGACATTAAAGAGCTGCGCGACCTTATGGAAACCGACGAAATGGAACTTGATACCATAGGCGACCGTAAGACCGCCCTGTTTGTCATTATCAGCGACACCGACGACACTTTTAACTTTGTTGTGAGTATTCTTTACACGCAGCTTTTCAATCTTCTTTGCGACAAGGCAGATGATGAATACGGCGGCAGGCTGCCCGTCCATGTACGCTGTCTGTTAGACGAGTTTGCAAATATCGGGCAGATACCGAAGTTTGAAAAGCTCATAGCCACTATCCGAAGCCGGGAAATCTCTGCTTCAATCATTCTGCAAAGCCAGTCGCAGCTAAAGGCGATATACAAAGATAACGCCGATACCATAGCCGGCAACTGCGACACCACCCTTTTCTTGGGCGGCAAGGAGAAAACCACCCTCAAAGAAATGTCGGAAATCTTGGGGAAAGAAACCATTGACAGCTTCAACACTTCCGAGAACCGGGGGCGTGAGGTATCACATGGGCTGAACTATCAGAAGTTAGGCAAGCAGCTTATGACCGAAGATGAAATTGCAGTCATGGACGGCGGGAAATGTATCTTACAACTACGAGGGGTACGCCCGTTCTTCTCTGATAAGTATGACATTACAAAGCACCCCAACTATAAATATCTTTCCGACTATGACAAGAAAAATACCTTTGATATGGAAAAGCATTTAAGGCGCAGACCCGCCCTTGTAAAGCCGGACGAACCCTTTGACTATTACGAAATCAGCGAAGCAGATTTGCAGGAGGACACCGACCATGAATAGACGTATGCAGAAGAAAAAAGATAAGAAAATCACAGAAGCCATAAACGGGCTTGTTTTCATTGCCGAGCGACGGGAACAGCAACGGCAGGCAGCTATCCAGCAGTTTGTGAAACGGTGTGAAGCCCTGTATGAGCAGAAACGGGTGCGGCGGGAACTTTGATTTTACGGGAGGTTATACTATGAGCAGACAGAAAACAAAAACTGATGATATACGTCGTGAACATTATTTTACAAAGATGATAGAAAATGCAGAAAACGCTCTGCGGGAGTATTTGCAGGAACGCGGAGGGGAACAGACCCTTTACGTTACCGAGTATATGCAGCGTAGGAGCTATCTTTTGGAATGACGAAAAATGTGTGTTCCCGGCTGAAAAGAAAGGAGGAATTGACGCAGTAACAAAGAAAAAGACAACTTGCATGATACGCGCCCCTACAAAAATTCCTATCGCCCACACTGACAACTGAATACCGCCGCGCGGCAGAACTTTAGGCAGCGCGGGGACTTATGACCGCGGCAGTTTGAAAACTGACCGCCGTTTTTTATGCCCTTTTATAGGGCAAGCCGCATTTGCGGCAGAAAGGAGCTTTATGGAATTTTTTAACTCTGCTATCGACGTATTACAGACCCTTGTTATCGCACTGGGCGCAGGCTTAGGCATTTGGGGCGTTATCAATCTCTTGGAGGGATATGGAAACGACAATCCGGGTGCAAAATCACAAGGCATTAAGCAGCTTATGGCGGGCGGCGGCGTTGCCCTTATCGGCACTATCCTTGTACCGCTTCTTTCCGGTCTGTTCGGATAAGATTACGGAGGGTAGCCTATGGAGAGCATACTGGAAGCGATTAACGAATGGATAAAAGAAATCCTTATCGGAGCCATTAACGGCAACCTTTCCACTATGTTCGGGGACGTAAACGAAAAAGTAGGCACCATTGCAGCGGAGGTAGGCAAGACCCCGCAGGGGTGGAACGCAAACATTTTCAGCATGATACAAAACCTGTCGGAAAATGTGATTGTACCCATTGCGGGGCTTGTCATTACCTATGTCCTCTGTTATGAGCTTATCAGCATGGTAACGGAAAAAAACAATATGCACGACATAGAAACATTTATGTTTTTCAAGTGGTTTTTCAAAGCCTTTGTTGCCGTTTTCTTGGTAACACATACCTTTGATATTACTATGGCGGTGTTTGATATGGCGCAGCATATTGTATCCGGCGCGGCGGGGGTAATCGGCGGCGATACGAATATCGACGTAACCGAAGCCCTTGCCGCCATGCAGGAGGGACTAAAAGATATGGAAATCCCCGAACTACTGTTACTTGTCATGGAAACGAGCCTTGTAAGCCTTTGTATGAAAATCATGTCCGTACTGATAACCGTTATCCTCTACGGCAGAATGATTGAGATATACGCCTACTGTTCTGTTTCCCCTATCCCTTTTGCTACCATGACAAACCGGGAATGGGGACAGATTGGGAACAACTACCTAAAGGGGCTGTTTGCACTGGGCTTTCAAGGCTTCCTCATTATGATATGCGTCGGCATTTATGCGGTTTTAGTAGGCGAAATGGTCTTAGCGGACAATCTGCACAGCGCGATTTTTTCCCTTGCAGCCTATACCGTTATCCTCTGTTTCTCCCTGTTCAAATCCGGCGCACTGGCAAAATCCATATTCAACGCCCACTAAGGGCAGAAAGGAGGTTTTTTCTTGGCGTATGTACCTGTACCCAAAGACCTATCCAAAGTCAAAACAAAAGTCGCTTTCAATCTAACAAAGCGGCAAATCCTTTGTTTTTCAGTGGCACTTCTTATAGGACTGCCGCTTTTCTTTTTGCTCAAAGACAGCGCAGGGACGAGCCTTGCGGCAATGGTAATGATTGTCGTCATGCTTCCCTGCTTCTTGGTTGCCATGTATGAAAAGCATGGGCAGCCCCTTGAAGTGGTAATAAAGAACATCATTCAGACAAAATTTACCCGCCCCAAAGTGCGACCATATCAGACAGAAAACCTATATGCACTCTTGGAGAAACAGCGGGCATTAGAAAAGGAGGTATCAGCGATTGTCAAAAGGACAGACAAAAAAGACGCGGGAAGCCGCAGGAAACAGGCGTAAGCTGACCCGCGCGGAAAAGAAACAGATAGCGGCGGTTATCCGGCAGGCAAAGGGGGACGGCAAAGCCCACACCGCACAGCAGACCATTCCCTACCTTGCCATGTACCCGGACGGTATCTGCAAAGTGGCACAGCGGAAATATTCAAAGAGCATTGCCTTTGAGGACATTAACTATCAGCTTGCACAGGCAGACGACAAGACCGCCATTTTTGAAAACTGGTGCGATTTTCTCAATTACTTTGACGCAAGCGTAAATGTGCAGCTTTCGTTTATCAATCAAGGTTCACAGCAGGAACAGGCAGCGCGGGCAATCCATATCCCGCCGCAAAATGATGATTTTAACTCTATCCGCACCGAATATTCCGATATGCTGAAAATGCAGCTTGCCAAAGGGAACAACGGGCTTGTAAAGCACAAGTACATCACGTTTTCCATTGAAGCGGACAATCCGGCGGCGGCAAGGGCGCGGCTTTCCCGTATCGAAACGGACGTACTCAACAATTTCAAGGTGCTTGGCGTATCGGCGCACCCCTTATCCGGCTATGAACGCTTAAAGGTGCTGCATGGGGTATTCCACCCGGCAGGCGAGCCGTTCTCATTCTCCTATGACTGGCTGACCCCGACAGGGCTTACCACAAAGGACTTTATCGCCCCGTCCTCTTTCAAGTTCGGGGAGGGACGCTACTTTGCTATGGGGAAAAAAACGGGGGCGGTATCGTTCCTTGAAATCCTTGCCCCGGAGTTAAACGACCGTATTTTAGCGGATATGTTGGACTTGGAAACAGGGGTTATTGTCAATCTCCATATTAAAAGTATCGACCAGTCGGAAGCAATCAAGACCATTAAGCGCAAAATCACTGACCTTGACAAGATGAAGATTGAGGAACAGAAAAAAGCAGTTAGAAGCGGTTACGATATTGACATACTCCCGTCCGACCTTGCCACTTTTGGGAATGAAGCAAAGAATTTGTTGCAGGATTTACAGAGCCGCAACGAGCGAATGTTTCTGCTGACGTTCCTTGTGGTAAACATGGCAGACACGAAGCGGAAACTGGAAAATGACATTTTCGCGGCGGCGGGCATTGCACAGAAATACAACTGCGCCTTGACCCGTCTTGACTATCAGCAGGAAGCGGGGCTGATGTCCTCTATCCCTTTGGGGGAGAACCTTATCCCTATTCAGAGAGGGTTGACGACGAGCAGCACCGCTATTTTTATCCCGTTCATCACACAGGAACTATTTCAGACTGGGGCTGCCCTGTATTATGGCTTAAATGCCCTGTCAAACAACATGATACTCTGCGACCGCAAGCAGCTTAAAAATCCAAACGGGCTTATCTTGGGAACACCGGGCAGCGGAAAATCCTTTGCGGCAAAGCGGGAAATCACAAATGCTTTTCTCATTACCGACGACGATATTTTTATCTGCGACCCGGAAGCGGAGTATTTTGCCCTTGTAAAACGGCTTGGCGGGCAAGTGATACGGTTATCCCCGACAGGCAAAGGTATGGACGGTACGCCCCAGTATGTGAACCCTATGGATATGAACCTCAACTATTCCGAGGACGACAGCCCCCTTGCACTGAAAAGCGATTTTATCCTTTCTCTCTGCGAGCTTGTCATTGGCGGCAAGGAGGGCTTACAGCCTGTTGATAAGACCGTCATTGACCGCGCTGTAAGAAATGTGTATAGGGACTACCTTGCTGACCCCGACCCGGAGAAAATGCCTATCTTGGGCGACCTTTACGACGAGCTGTTAAAGCAGCCGGAGCCGGAAGCTGCCCGCATTGCCGCAGCATTGGAGCTGTATGTTTCCGGCAGCCTTAACGTATTCAACCACAGAACCAACGTGGAGCTTTCTAACCGCCTTGTCTGCTTTGATATAAAGCAGCTTGGAAAGCAGCTCAAAAAGTTAGGTATGCTCATTGTGCAAGACCAGATATGGAACCGCGTTACCATTAACCGGGCAGAGAAAAAGTCCACCCGCTACTATATGGACGAATTTCACTTGCTCTTAAAAGAGGAACAGACCGCAGCTTACAGTGTGGAGATTTGGAAGCGTTTCCGTAAATGGGGCGGCATACCGACAGCTATCACACAGAATATTAAGGACTTGCTTGCTTCACGCGAGGTGGAAAATATCTTTGAAAACTCTGATTTTGTCCTCATGCTCAATCAGGCGCAGGGCGACCGGGCTATCCTTGCAAAGCAGCTTAATATCTCCCCGCAACAGATGAAGTATGTAACCCATACCGAAGCAGGCGAGGGACTTATCTTTTATGGAAATGTGGTGCTGCCCTTTGTAGACCATTTCCCGAAAGATACCGAGCTTTACCGCATTATGACGACGAAGCCGGAGGAAGTGAGCAGCCTATGAAAACAGACGTGATTATCAACCGGGACGCGCTTTGTGCTTTGCAGGAATTACCCAGTGAAAGCGTCCATTGCTGCGTTACAAGCCCGCCGTACTTTGCGCTGCGGGACTATGGGCTTGACGCACAAATCGGACAGGAGGATACGCCGGAACAGTATATTGACAGGCTGACCTCTGTTTTTCGCGAGCTTTACCGGGTGCTTAGAAAGGACGGTACGTTATGGCTGAATATCGCAGACACCTATTGCGGCACAGGAAATAAAGGCGGCTATGCTGACCCAAAAAACCCAAAGGGACGCACCGGACAGCGGATTGCAAGGAACAGCCGCGTTACCGGCTGCAAACAAAAGGACTTAATCGGTATTCCCTGGCTCTTGGCGTTTTCCCTACGGGAACAGGGGTGGTATCTACGGAGCGATATTATATGGCAAAAACAAAATCCTATGCCGGAAAGCTGCAAAGACCGCCCGACCCGCTGCTATGAACATATCTTCCTGCTTTCAAAGGAAAAGAAATATTACTATGACGCTGCCGCCATTGCAGAACCCTTAGCACCTACTACCGCAGAACGGTATCGCAGAGCGCGCAGCACCAACAGCAAATACACACAGGAAATACCCGGACAAGGAAAGGTGCAGGGACTAAACCGACCGCGGGACGGTGGCTACTATGACGACGCGCTCATGCCGACCACGCGGAACAAGCGGGACGTGTGGCTGATTAACACTGTCCCATATAAAGGGGCGCATTTTGCAGCTTTTCCCCCGAAATTAGCGGAAACCTGTATCTTGGCGGGCTGTCCCAAAGGTGGGATTGTCATAGACCCGTTTTTCGGAAGCGGAACCACAGGATTTGCAGCAAAAAGCCTTGACCGCCATTATATCGGGATTGAATTAAATGCAGAATATTGCGCCCTTGCGAGGGCGCGGATTGGAGGTGCAGGACTATCAAGCAATTAAAACCACGCGATAAAATCACACAGAAAATGACCCGCGACGGGCTTATCGAGGTAAACGAAACACAGCAGACCGCCGAGCGTATCAGCAGCCGGGAAGCAGACAGCGACTTTTCACAGCCGGACAGTGCCGCAGCGGAACGCGTCATAGAACATCTTGACGCAGCACATACCCGAAAAGCAAACAAAAAGGAAGTCAAAAAAGAGCAGGAAGCTACTGCTTTGCGTACTTCCACTTCCCGCTTACAGTTTACCAAGGAAGAACGGGCAACGCCGGAACTGGAAACTTACATCAAAAAATCGGAAAAAGCCGCTGACCGACTGGACGCAGCAAAGGCAGCTATCCCAAAGCAAAAGAAACTGGTTAAGGAGCGCACCTTTGACGAAGCCGCAGGAAAGGCAAAGACCCGCCTGCACTTTGAGGAACAGGAAAAGCCGATACCCGGCGGCAAAGCCCACAGCAACCCGTTATCCCGCCCCGCGCAGGAAGCGGGTATTTTTGTTCACAACAAAATCCACAGCGTCGAGAAAGACAATTCCGGCGCGGAGGGCGCGCACAAATCGGAGGAACTTGCCGAGCGCGGCGCAAGGTACGGGACAAGGAAATTCAAACAGGGCTACCGCAGCCATAAGCTGAAACCCTACCGGGAAGCAGCAAAGGCAGAAAAGGCAGCGTTCAAGGCAAATGTGAACTTCCAGTATCACAAAGTCTTGCAGGAAAATCCTCAGCTTACAAGCAATCCCTTTTCCCGGTTTATGCAGAAACAAAAAATCAAACGCCAGTATGCAAAAACTGTAAAGAAAGGCGGTGCAGCCACCGCCAAAGCAACCGCCGGAGCGTCACAGACAGCAGCAAAGAAAGCGGCTGCCTTTGTAGGGCGACACCCGGCGGGCGTGATAATCGCTATCGCCGCGCTGCTTCTGTTCATCATGGTATCAGTAGGGCTTTCCTCTTGTGGGGCAATGTTTTCCGGCAGCATGAACAGCGTGTTAGGGACTTCCTACACGTCCGAGGACAGCGACCTTGTGGCAACGGAACAGAGCTATGCTGCAATGGAAAACGAACTGCAAAGTGAGATTGACAATATCGAAACCACCCACAGCGGCTATGATGAATACCGCTATGACCTTGACACTATCGGGCATAACCCACACGAACTTGCGTCTTATCTGACCGCCCTTTTACAGAGCTACACCCCACAGAGCGCACAGGCAGAGCTAAAACGGCTGTTCGGCTTACAGTACACCTTGACGCTGACGGAAGAAATCGAGATACGCACCACCACCGACGAGGAGGGCAACGAGGAAGAATACGAATACCGTATCTTGAACGTGAAGCTGACAAACAAGCCGATTGCTTCCCTTGCGGAAGAACTGCTGAACCCACAGCAGTTTGAAATGTTCAAAGTGTACTTACAGACACAGGGCAACAAACCGTTGATTTTTGGCGGCGGCTCTCCCGACGGCAGCCCCTCCGAGGATTTAAGCGGCGTGGAGTTTGTAAACGGCACACGTCCCGGAAACCCGGAGTTTATGGAGCTTGCAAAACAGCAAGTCGGAAACGTGGGCGGTTATCCCTATTGGAGTTGGTATGGCTTTAACAGCCGCGTGGAATGGTGCGCCTGCTTTGTGTCATGGTGCTACAATCAAGCCGGAAAAAGCGAACCCCGCTTTGCAGGCTGCGAATGGCAGGGCGTTCCTTGGTTCCAGTCAAGGGGACAATGGGGCGCGCGGGGCTATGAGAATATCGCACCGGGCGACGCTATCTTTTTCGATTGGGATTTAGACGGTGTTGCAGACCATGTGGGGCTTGTGCTTGGCAGGGACGGAAGCCGCGTCTATACCGTTGAGGGCAATTCCGGCGACGCCTGCAAGATAAAGAGCTATGACCTTAACTATCAATGTATCAAAGGCTATGGGCTGATGAACTGGTAAAGCAGCCCCAAAAAGAAAGGAGAAATGACCTATGGCAAACAATAAAATCGACCGTATCAATAAGGAAATCGCAAAGACCCGCGAGAAAATCACAGAGTATCAGAACAAGTTAAAAGGACTGGAAGCGCAGAAAACCGAAGCGGAAAACCTTGAAATCGTGCAGCTTGTACGAGCTATGCGTCTGACCCCGCAGGAACTGAACGCTATGCTGTCCGGCAGC